TTAAAAAGGTGTCTTTATTTTTTCAATTTCTATCCTGAGTTCCTCGGTCGTTCTGTGACCATATACGCCATTTGTTACATCATTACCGAATGAATGACCAAGCATTCGCTTTCTGTCATTGTCGTTTACTTTATAACGTTCACAAAGATATGAAAATGTATGCCTGCAATCATGAGGAGTATGTTTTTCTCCTGTTACTGCAGTTGGTATTTTTAGAGCAGTTAAAGTATTATACATATTATTACGGAAAGTAGCAGTCGTGCAGCCAAGTAGATCCTTACCATTGCATCTGGATTTCACCATGTTATAAATTGCTGAATGGATTGGTACAATTCGATCTTTTCCAGCCTGTGTTTTTACTCCGCCTTTAAAATATTTCTTTGGTAGATTTACTTCCATATCATTAAAGGCGGCAATCCTGAATCCGCTGTAGCACATAATTAATAGCATTTGTACAGTAAGATTATCTTTATTATTCCAAAGTATTTTTAATTCTTCATCAGTAAATGGCATTCCTCTTTCGTCATCGTCCAATACAGGGATAAAAAGTGCAGAAGAGTAGTCTTTATCCACTATATCATATTTAATCGCATATTCGTACATCTGATGCATTAGAGACACTATTAATTCTTGTGATGAATGCTTTAACTCACAATTATTAAGGATGTCTTGTAAATCTTTATATTTAATCTGACCAAATTGTATGTCATGAATGGAAGAGGAGTTTTTAAAAGCTGCCTGGGTAGAATACATGGAGGAGGTTTTTTTCTTTCCTTCACGCAGTTCGTTCCGGTACTTCTCTTTATAGAAATCCTCATATACTTCTTTAAAGGTTGGAGTACGGTCAATATAAACTCCATTCTGTATTTTAATTTTTCCCTCGTTCTCCAGCTTACGTGCTGCCAGAATCTCATAACCTTCATCCCATGTCTCAACGTAGGCGAGAGCTTTTGGCGTGACTGGTCCGTGTGGGGTATATTCTGTAACGGGTGGATAGACGCCATACGGTTTATAGCGTCCTTTGCCGAGATATTTTATTGATCCGAATCCGTTCGGGAGCTTCTGATGTTTCTTTCTTCGTGCCATATGTACCATCCTTTCTGATTTTGGGTATAAAAATAACAGCCAGCAGAGAACATTTGTTCCGCTTGCAGTTGGCTGCTCCGAATGATACAATATGCTTGCTTAGGGCGATTGTTCATTTAGAGCAGTTGCATTGCCGCTCCGCTTAATGGTGGGGCGGTTTTTATTTGTCTTTGGTTTTTTCTTCATATATTTTCTTTTTATCAAGAGTTGTTAGTCCCTGTAAGAACAAATCCCGGTTTGTCGGATGCATGGAGAATATAAATGTATAGTATGTATAATATATTATGCTAAGTATGCCATTTACCACCGTATGATAATTTTTTGTAAATTCGTCAGCACTAATTTGGTTATATTTTGGTAACTGAATTAAAGCATCTTGCGAAGATAGTTTTTCTGGGCTGCTATGAACAAATGCGCATAGGTTGGAGTAAGTATTTTTTATTTTATTTAAATGAGACTGACATATATCATTGCTAAAAATAGTACTATTTGTTGCAAAATCCATAATTTCTGAAACATTTTTACAGAGAATAATATCATTTTTCTCTGAATATAGAATAGCTTTAAAAAAATTTTCGATGGCACTACGTAATTGAAATTCTGAAGATTTATATGCTCCGTTGGTCCAACAAAACAAAGACAGGATTAAATCCGAACCAACTTCGCTATAGTAAGTTTCTACTATGTCCGATGAGAAGAAATGTTTGCTTACTGCTTCATTTTTGAAAACAATATATGCATATAGTTTTCTGTGGATGCTTTTGACACTATTTTGAAAGCTTGTATCTTCTATTATATTTTTTAGATTATAGTCGGAAAAATAAGAAAGTAATTTTTCATAATCTTTTTGAATTATTCTATTCATAAGATGTTTCTCCTACAATTTTATGAATTGCATCATTCCAAAGGAATTGATTGTTTGAATTTTCTGTTTCTTTTTGAATCCTTTTTATTTGTTCTTTATTTTGTAATATGTTGTTTAAAACATAGGATGAAATCCCGTTTCTGATCTCTTCGGATTCTTGCACTTTGCATATAATGACACCTATCATTTCATTACGTGAACGTTTATGCCAATTCAGAATCTCAATACCAAGTACTTCGGAAGAAAACTGAGCTAAGTCACTATTGGTATCAAAAAGAGATTTATCTGTAAGAAGTCGAGGAAGAATTCCAATAAGTTCATCAGGTTCTTGACCTAATTGAGTTGAGAGATTGTTTCCCTTCTTTATATTGGAAATAATTTTTATCATTTCACCATAATTATTATTTTTTCCAGAATCCAAAAGCCAACACAAGTCTTCTAAAAAATTTATTGATTTTTCAAATTCTTTTTTGTTTTTTTTATTTTCTAATTTCATTTTTCAGTCCTCCTGATAAATTCTTTTACTATTGCTGAAAAATCTGCCTTTACTTGGCTTTCTGGTAAATCTCTTATGTATTGGTTAGATAATTGCCCGCGAGCAATATCAGTTCTTTTTAATAAATACTTACCATAAAGCAAACCATTCCATCTTGATTTTTGGTCAAAAAATCGCTCGGCTTCAATATGCAGTGTACTTCGTAAATCAACCATGGTCAACACAATACCACAACATTTACAAGGAAAACCGTAATTTTCAGCTCTTTCAGAAATTATTCCTTGAAGCAAATCAATACCGGTCATGCTTATCGGGTCTGGTTTGACTGGAATAAGATAGTAATCAGATGCAATTAATGCACTTATCATCCAGACAGAAGGTGTCGGAGGTGAATCTATTATAACGTAATCGTAATCGTCTTGTAATGTGCTTAAATAGTTCCTAAGTCTGTTCTCGCGTCCACTTCCAGCTGACATTTCTAACTTAAATAGTTGTAATGCACCTGGAATATAATCGAATCCTCTTGGAGATTTGGCAGGTTTAATATCTGCATATTTTACTGCTTTATGTTCTGTGGGACCATCTACGATGGAATTTGTTATACGTGCTGAACCATCAAAAATGTCAACGATAGTATAACCACCATTATTAATATACTCTATGTATTTATCCCCCTGTAAAATACACTGTGTTGCATTAAACTGTGGATCTACATCAACTAATAAAACTTTTTTTGATTCTCTATTAACCAAAAAGTCTGCAAGATTTACAGCCACAGTCGTTTTACCAACGCCACCCTTCATATTTATTAAACTAACAGTTTTCATTTGTACTCCTTTCCTTGATTTACCATGGTAAATTATTTTGCATTTCGCAGTATGAATTTAACTATCATTCAGAAGGATTGCCCTTGGTATTACGGTACTAGGGGCAATTTTATATTTAAAAATCTAATTTACTTCCTTTGGATCTATTACATCTCCAACATAATGTTTGCAAATTTTCAACAGATGTGATACCACCTTTTGAAATCGGAATAATATGATCGACTTCAAGTAATAGGTTTGGTTCATTTTTTTGTGAAGCACCACATTTCTGACAGGTGTATCCATCACGTTCCAAAATGCTTTTTCTTAATTTACTTGTCATTAAAGCTCTTTGCCCAGCAGCACTTTTTTTGAATTTTACTAATTCTGACAGATAAACCACAAACCGGTTTAAATTATCAAGGTTGAAAACGACATCACATTGTGTTGCTGCATTACCACCAGAACTTGTGTATTTGAATATGTACTTTGGAAAATAAATTGTACTTAAATCAATAGGTTCAAAACCGAGTTTTTTCTCTAAATTTTTTTTGTCAAATGTTTTAATTAAAAATGGGATTTCGGAACTGATTCCATTGATAATGTTGTTTTTTTCATTTACCAATAAGTTTTTACCATTTTCAGCAGCTTCAAAATTATTCAGCATATTTTCAAATTGTTCAAGGTTTTCCTCGGTGCTCTTAATATTAAAATATTTGCATACATATTTAAAGGGTTGCTTTCGAGCTGAATCGCAAACGCTTCTTGAACAGTTACAAATATTTGGTGCAAACACCTGTTTTTTCAATTCCGGACGCTTGTAATTGTAATTACTTGCATCTTGATAAGATGCTTTTCCATAATCTAGCTGATCTATTCCTATGTGGGTTCTTTTTAATTCATAAATATGATCATTAAGGTCATTGCAGTCTTTTGTATATTTTTCAATTTTGTTTTTCAATTCAATAAATGAATTGCTTCTATAGTATATTAATTTATACAAAAACCAAGCTAAGATTAATAAGATAATAATGACTAATAATGGCATAACAAAAATCCTCCTATTTTTCAAAAAGTTTTTAATCGAAGCTCTATAAGAGCCTGTTCATATCCAAGCAACCTGGAAAGCTGCTCGGTAGTAGTTTGTCGGTTCTCAAAAATGATTTCATCCGGGATCAGAAGCTCTGCTGCAAATGTGTTTGCTTCAATTTCTAATTTTGACGTGAGCATGAGAGTTTTATTTCGGATAAAATAACAATTTTCTTTTCGATGCATGATAGCATGTCCAAGCTCATGAGCCATGACAAGGCGCATCTCATTTTCTTTCAAATCCTCATTCAGAAAGATGCATTTGTGGTTCTTAAGAAACATGTAGCATCCGGCTTGACTTCCAAGCTCACCGATCTGGACTTCTACATTCAGACACTCTGCAAGCTTGTATGGATTTCTCGTATTGAATTTTTTTACGTAATAATTTACTAACTGCTTTATGTCTTTTCTCAATTATGTAGCACCTACTTTTTATTCTTATTAGGATTGTACTTCTCTTTATTAATAGGTTTTAATCTGCGCATCATTAACTCGATTTGACCGAGTAGCAACTCTGCGTCTTCTGCAGGGATTGGTTCTCCATCGTAAGAGAGAGGACCATCTGTACCGCTCATTAATTTTTGTCGAATGTTTTCCATGTCTTTTGCAATGTCACGTTCGTCTTTAGCTGAAAGCTCATTATTGCCATCGTTTTGCTTATGGACATCTCCATTCATTAAATAATCAATAGTTACATTGAAATAGTTTGCAACTATGCTTGCCAAATCCATTCCACATTTTGAATTTTTCTTTTTCCAAGTACTTATCGTTGATTGGGAAACACCTGTTTCCTTGCAGAACTTATAAGCACTTATTCCGTTAGATTGTAATAATTGCTCAAAAATCTCATACATTAGTTGTCCACCTTTCACAAAATTAAAATACTTTGTAAAAACGTAATAATACTTATTGACAACCGAAGTAAGTGGTGCTATAGTACAGACATACTTAATTGAACCGAAGCGAACTACCAAGTAAAATTCGATTCAACGAACTACTTCGTAAGTGTTATAAATATATTTCGTTTTATTAAACTATATCACTAAACCGAAGTAAACACAAGTATAAATAACATACAAAAAGGAGGGATATTTTTGTCTAAAATGTATACCTGTGATGAAGTTGCAGAGAGATACAAAGTCAAGGTTATCACAGTATGGGAATGGATTCGCAAGAAAAAACTTAATGCAATCAAGCTAGGGAGGGAATACCGAGTTTATGAGGAAGATCTTATTAAGTTTGAAAATGAGCGGAAAACCATTCCGTCAAAATAATTACCACAACACTAGTCCAATAAATAGGACAGAAAGGAGAGTAATGAAGAGTGAGCCAACGCTTAACAGTAAAAGAAGCCGCTGCTGAGATTGGATGCAACGTGGAATACCTCAGACGGCAGATGAAAGCCGGGCGGTGGGATCTCGGAAGTGTGATAAAACCAAATGCAAAGGTTAAGAATTATCAGTATTTTATCTTCCGGGCAAAGCTGGACAAGTTTCTAGGTATCGAACCAAGAGCAGACAACGAGGAGGTGGAAAATGAAGCAGATCAGTAAAGTTTTTATAGCGGTAGGGCTTGGAATTATGTTTCTTTGCGGAATGCTCGATGCGGATGGAACGTATTATGTTTTTCTGCTGATCGCAATAGCTCTCGGTGCGGTGGTTGCACTTATTGGAGTTGCAATCATGGATGTGGAGAAACGCCGGGAAGAAAAGCGGAAAGCATACTTTTACATGATCCGCCGGAAGGACAAGCTTGACGCTGATGTTGAATTCCTTGGGGAATTTGAGGAGGTGGCAAAGTGACAAATGCTCAATGCGTGAGCGGTGAGGAAAATCCGAATGTCGAGGATATAGCGGTCGGCATGATTATTGCAAATGTGGCAACGGATTTTCATATTGAGGTTGACGCTGAAGGATACATACCGCTTTACCATCAAATGAAAGGATGGTTACTCAGTGAAAAAGAAAAATAGCACCATAACATTCTTTGGCGAGAACTGGTGCTATTTACCGTAGGAATACAAAAGTATTTCTGCGTTTATTGTAACACGTAGTTAAATTTTTGGAAAGCGTGATTTTATGATTTACAGAAAATGTAGAATCTGTGGATGCAGTTTAGATCCTGGAGAAGGAAATATGTGTGAAGAATGCCGGGACGAGCAGTACATGAAAGAGCAGCGTCAAAAAGCCGTGAGATGCACGGTCATGTCTACAGATTTTAAACAGATGGAAATGGAGGAATTTTTAAATGGCAGCGCCTAGTTTGACATGGAAGGATTTAGGAATACTCAAGGATGCACTGGCAGAATTTGAAAGAACACTGGAAGATTTAGACATAGAAGCCGGTGAAGTGTCATGGCATACCGACGGAAGTATTCATGGTGAATTCGTGTATGGTACAAGAAAGCTGATTACCGACACAGACGATGATGGGGAGGGATTTTCTCACAGATATGAATGATAGTTACGATTTGTGGAAAGACAGAGATCGGAGTCAAGGCGAATGGCTTGAGCATAGACCAAAATGTATATGTTGCGGTGAACACATCCAGGATGATACAGCAGTACAGATTAGAGGAGATTATTATTGCGATAGCTGCCTGGATGATATGAGAGTTTATATCGAAGATTGAGAGGCAAGATAATGGAAAATAATTTTTTAAATGCAAATGAAATCAGTTGCAGAGTTCAGCAGATTTCAGAAAAAGGATTGTCTTTGCTGTTGTATGTCACGTCCAGAGATGGACAAAAAAGGCTTGATGAAAAATATGGAGCGCTCGGATGGCAGGACAGATATGAAGTGATCGATGGAGATTTATATTGCATTATTTCTGCATGGGACAACGAAAAGAAGATGTGGATTTCTAAAGAGGATGTAGGAACTGCATCTTATACAGCAAAAGAAAAGGGACGAGCATCGGATGCATTTAAGAGGGCATGTGTAAAGCATGGAATTGGAAGAGAATTATATACGGCACCTTTTATATGGATTCCGGCAGCCAATTGTCATATTAAAACAGACAATAATGGAAAATCTTCTACAAGAGATAAGTTTTTTGTAAATCTTATTAAATATTCCTCGGATGGCAAAATTGATGAATTAGAAATTGTAGATCAGGAGATGAACATTGTATTTAAACAATATCCGTCTCAGAAAATTGATGATGTGAAATATCAGGTTCTACTCGGAAAACTGGAAGAAGCGGATGTATCAATGGATACAATTGTTGAGCTGTTTCATGTAAATACATTACAGGAACTTGATATTAATCAGTGGAATAAATGCATGAGAAAACTTGAAGTCACGATTGCAGCAAATGCCGGAAAAAAGGGTGATGCATAATGCATGCGCTTGTAAAAATAAGCAAATACAAAGAAACACAAAGTGGCACGGATCTTATTATTTCTGTACCTGGTATGCAGATCGGAGATATGTTACAGCGTAAGAAAATATCAAATGCTGAGATCCGGTTTGATGATGGCAGACACATATCGGCAGAACAGAGAAAAAAGGCATATGCCACGATAGGGGATATTGCAGACTGGACAGGATATCTACCAGAAGAAGCGAAAGAAAGACTTAAGAATGAATATACAGTGCGAACAGGAGTAGAACATATCAGTCTTTCAAATTGTTCAATGGATACAGCAAGAGACTTTATTAGCTTTCTGATTGAATTTTGTTTGGAATGGGGGATACCGCTTTCAGACAATGCAATAGATCGTACAGATGATATAGGAAGATACCTTTACTATTGTCTGATACATAAAAAATGTGCAATCTGTGGAAAAGATGGAGAGATTCATCATGAGGATGCAATCGGAATGGGTAATGACAGGACAAAAGTAGATGATTCCAGTTATAAAAAAATCTGTTTGTGCAGAGAACACCATACACTGGCACACAGCCTTGGAGTGATCCGGTTCAGAGAGATGTATAAGGTCTATGGAATTGTTGTAAAGGATTTATAGGGTTGAAACACCTTGCCAAATGGCAGAAAGAAACCTATTCATGCAGAAAATGATATATCACGATTGTTGGAAGCCATGATTTCCAGGTGCTGTCATGTACCGGGAGAAAGGAGAAGTTTTGAATTTAGAACAGAAAACAATTACCTCAGTTGAGGTTGCGGAGATGGTGGAAAAAGAACATAAAAATTTAATGAGAGATGTACGTTCTTATGTAAAGGAATTAGGAGAGCTCAAAATTGAGCCCACCGATTTCTTTAAAGAAAATACATATAAAACAGAGCAAAATAAGACATTACCATGTTATGACATTACCAAGAAAGGCTGCGAGTTCATCGCCCATAAACTGACAGGTATTAAAGGAACAGAGTTCACGGCACGCTACATCAATCGTTTTCATGAGATGGAAGATGTTATTCAGAAATCGAAGTCTCCAATGCAGCTTTTGGAAATGGAGTTTGCAGCTCTCAAAGAAGTAGACAGTAAAGTGGATGCAATCAACAGAGATTTGCAGGATTTCAAGGAAACGTTGCCGTTGCTCCCATCGGACGCAGATGATGTGAAAGCGGAAGTAAATAAGCGGGTGATTGATTGCCTGGGCGGTAAGAACAGCAATGCATATCATGACAGCTCCATCCGTGGAAAGGTGTATTCAGATATTTACCGGGAATTAAAAAGACAGTTCGAGGTAAGCAAATATAACTGCATCCACAGAAATCAGAAAAATATCGCTATTGAGATCGTAAGAAACTATGAACCACCGTATGTACTGGCAGAAGAAATCAAAGACAGTAATGCGCAACTGAATCTGGAGGATGTCGATGGAGTATAAATTTACAATACCGTTGAAACCGATCACAAAAAAGAATAGCCAGAGGATTGTATTTACCGGGAGCGGCAGACCATTTATCATCCCATCCGAAGCCTACACGAAGTATGAAAAGGAATGCAGGGCATATATGCCGGATATAAAGACCATTGAAAGCCCTGTGAATGTAAAAGCTGTGTATTATATGCCAACTGGAAGAAGAGTTGATCTGACAAATTTGCATGAGGCATTGCATGACATTCTGGTACATTACGAGATCCTTAAGGATGATAACTGTAAAATCATTGTTTCCACTGATGGGAGTTATGTGGATGTAGATAAATGGCATCCTCGTACAGAAGTGACAATATCGGAATTGGAAACGGGGTGATGATTTGAATTACATAGCTGAGATAAAAGCATTTTACGACAGGCTCGAACTAAACCCGCAGCCCAACACTGCAATCGCCTTATGGCATGCGCTAATGTCCATAGCGAATAAGGCAGGGTGGCCAGATACGTTTACGGTAGCCTCGTCAGTCCTTGGACTTCGGTCTGGATTAAATGCATCAGCGTTAAAGAGAGCGAGAAACAAGCTTGCTACAGATGGGTTCATCGAATGGAAATCGCGCGGTGGGAATCTTGCGGCACAATATAAAATAAATAGTCTTGTGGTTCAAAATTACAGTAAAAATGAACCACAGTTTGAACCACAAAGTGAACTGCAAATTGCACCACAGTTTGAACCACAAAGTGAACCTATTAATAAACATAAACAAGAACAAAATAAAGAAGTACCTAAAGGTACTAAGAAATTTATCCCACCAAGCGTGATCGAGGTTGCTGATTACTGTGTTGAACGTCACAACGGAATCAATGCACAGTCGTTTGTTGATTATTACACAGCAAACGGATGGACACAGGGGAAAGGAAAGCCAATAAAGGACTGGAAAGCCTGTGTCCGCACCTGGGAGAACCGGAAGAATGAAAAGAGCCAGAAAGAACGCAAGACCGGATTCAGTAACTTCACAGAACGCAAGTACGATTATGACGACTTGGAACGACAGTTGTTAAACACAGAACCGGGAGGTGGATGACTTGGAGGTAAAAAAGAGGTCGAAGAAAGATTTAAAAAGACAACAGCGGTACGATAATATGATCGCACACCAGCCAGAACACAACTGGCTGAAAGAGAAACCATATCAGCTTAAGTACCGGGAAAGGATGGAGCATGAGCAACGCATTAAGCAGGAAAAAGAAGAAGATGCAGCCGCTTGGCTATAGCATGAATGAGATATTAGGCATTCAGCAATATGCCAAAGTGCAGAATAACACGAATTATCTGATCGAGCAGTCGTTTGAGAACATTAAGATCATAGCTTACCAGATCTTGCATGACAAGTTCGGATTTGGCAACAAGCGAATCGTCAGAGTTGAGAACACGATCAATGCATACCTGAATGCAAATGCGGACAAGGACTCTCATTTAACAACAGCGGAACTCGAGTATTTCATGAAAACAAAGTGCAATATTTCCGTGACGGAAGAAGCGAACAAAGTTCCGTTCCGGGAAAGATTTGCACTGGTCGACAAGAAAGTAGCACCAGGCTCGATGCAGAAAGCAGGGCAGTACTTGGCAGCATCAATCTGTAATTACTTTTCACTGCTTGGAAACTGCTTAAAGTCACAGTTTAAGTTTTCTGGTAGGCAGATAAAAGAAGTATTTGAATGGATTCGGTACTACATTAACAGCTTATCCGGTAAATATCTGGACATGACAGATATAGCGAGTGTTCTGTATTACGAATGTAATTACTGTGATGAAAGATTTGCCGGAAAGTTCCGCGAGATTTGAGGTGCTGCAATGGGAGAGATGACCAAGACAAGCACAAAATATTGCCGGAAATGCAAATACTCATGGAAACACAGCGATACAGACATTATTTGTGGGTACATAGTAGCTACGCAAATGAGGCGTGGCTGCCCGGTAGGAATGTGTGACAAATTTGAATCCAGAGGAAGAAATAGGAGGGCGCAGCTGAAATGACGGATGAAACCAAGCAGGAGATAGAAGCGGCATTGATGTTGTTAAAAAATACACTGATAAGAAACGGTGTAAGCATAGCACTTGCAGGAAGTGAAGATACCGGAAAAGACGATGGATGCATTTGTTTTTTTGATACCGCAGAGTATTGTCGCACCGGGAAATTTAAAGGGATATCTGTTAAAATAACGGATTTAGTGAGATAGGAGAAAAATAATATGGAGATTGAAAAGAGAATTTATCCAGCATATGCCTTTACTGAAAATGAGAGAGAAAAGGCAACCATAAACAGAACGATTTATAATGAATTAAAGGAAAAATACAGAATTTCAAATTATAAAGTTGATAATCTTGATGATTATGACATTGTCTTAGATCGTACACCGGGTAAGTATCGTTCTGTTTATAAGGTTATTAAAAATAATACACAATTATCAGACTTAGAACTTGCATTAATTTGTGATGATGGAAGCCTTTGCTTTGGGTACAGCAGACATGGAAATGAGTTTTACATAAATGAGGATTAGATTTAGTGAGGTAGAAATATGATGGAGTGTATTAAAAGCATGGCTAAGAAGCCACAGACCAATGCAGACCGGATCAGAAGCATGACGGATGAGGAGCTGGCAGTCAATATGATGTGTCCGAATGAAAATGGGTTAGCAGAAATTGACTGCGACAAAAATGATAATTGTAATTGTTACGAGTGCTTATTAAATTGGCTTCGGGCAGAAAGTGAGGAATAGCATGGAGAGATTAACAACAAATAAAAGCGTGGCTGACATGTCGATGATCGAGCTGGCACATAATAGCTGCTATGCAGATGATGAGCGCAATGCCAGATACAGAGATTACGAGATGGAAATGGATGCACGAGATTTTGCAAGAAATCTTATGGTCACATTGGCAAAAGATGAATTGCCAGTAGATGACGCAGAGTTTGACGAGGAAATATTGGACAATTTAACGATAGATCCGTTTTTAGATGTCCGTGGTCTGATTGCGTTGTTCTACCGCAATATGTGGGCAATGGCAGATTTGAGGGAAAAGTTGAAACGTTATGAGGATGCCGAGGAGCAGGGATTACTTCTGCGGTTGCCGTGTAAGGTGGGAGATACGGTTTACTGTATGTTTAGCAGATATACCAAATGCACCATTAACAATAAAGAATTTGACGAATATGATTGTCAAAGATGTCAACAGGATGAGTGTGACAGTAAAAGAGAGAAATATATACAAGACATGCGAGCATACAGTCTTGATTGGATTGTAACAAATTTGAAGAATTTTGGCAAAACAGTATTCCTCACAGAATCTGAAGCCGAAGCCAAGCTGAAAGAAATGGAGGAAAAGGATGGAAGATAGACATTTATACAGAGGTAAAAGAACGTTGACAGATAATATGTGGGTGCAATGGGATGGATTTAGCGGTGTACAACCTAATACAGTTATTGAAGAGGAGACAATCTGCCAGTGTACCGGATACGATGGAATCTATGAGAAAGATATTTTTCAGTGCGACGATGAACTATATATTATTGAATGGAGCGATTACTCACTGAGTTGGGAAGCGCAGGCGATTGGAAACTCGGAAAGTATTTCTTTAGGAGAATTTAATCCAGATGAAATTGTTATCATTGGAAATGCAATTGACAACCCGGAACTGCTAAACTGAACCCAAAATGGAAATAGCTGAAAATTAGAATTTTAAAGGAGAAAAAGCATGAAAGCGTGGTTTGAGAAATGGTATGTCTTGTTTATGATGATGCGAATATCGAGGCATAATAAAATGCGTATTAAATTCGCTGAGAAATATGATGATGTATTTGATGGCTATGGAGAAGATTTAGAGTATATGACATTAGAAAAATGTTATGAAAAAGGCGGAAAGCTCTACAAGAAATCAAAAGAACTGAAAAAATATGAAGTTGCAAGAAAACCGCAAAAAGATGATTTTGGATTGACAGAATATGTAAACCAGCATTGCGGATATTGTGAAGATGATTATTACGGAACTATTTACACGAAAACACCATTCAAAAATATTTGGATTGAACGAGGTTTTCATTGTTAAACTGAACTTTAACTGATAAAAGGGGGAATGTATGTGGGGGAAAAAGACATAAAATGATTTGCATATTTACAAGTGTAGAGGTATAATTTTTATATCAACTTACGGAGGAAATTATTATGTCGAAATGTATTAGATGTAGAGAGAATGAAGGTATTTATCCGCATTACAATGGAGGAAAAGTATGCGGAGAATGTTTGGACTATTATTTTCAATGTCCAGATTGCACAGTTGTATATGACATAGATGATCGTGAACATTATGATGCAGGTGGTTTTTGCCCAAAACATGTAGTGGATCATTAAAGAAAATGCCAACTATCAGAGTTAGATGGTTGATGTTATTTATGTTCATTGCAAATTAGATATGCTATAATAACTGCATAAGTTAGTGCCATTGAGCCGAATGTACGAGACTGAATTGTCTTGTATGTCCGGCTCTTTTTATTTTGCATAGAAGAGAGGAGGTATGACATGGCAGGAAAGAAAAATCCATTAGCTGATAAAGCATATGAGATGTATAGGCAAGGAATGAAGCTAGTAGATATAGCTTCTGCCCTCGATGTACCTCCGGGAACGGTTAGAAGATGGAAAAGCACACATGGATGGGATAGCGAACGTTCGGAAAAAGAAAGCGAGCGTTCGGCTACGAAGCGAACAAAGAAAAGGACTCCGATTGATGATGGTACGAAAGAAACTCTGCAGAACGATGACCTCACACCGGAACAGCAGATGTTTTGTATATATTACAGTAGGACTTTCAATGCGGCGCAGAGCTACCAGAAAGCGTATGGATGTAGTTATGAATCAGCGATTGCAAACGGTTCACGATTGCTAACAAATGATAAGGTTCGAGCGGAAATTAAACGTCTGAAAGAAATCAAGCGCCAGCAGATAGTAGCCGATGCAGATGATATTGTGGAATTACAGATGAGGATTGCTTTTGCAGATATTGGAAATTATGTCTCGTTCGGGCAGAAAGAAGTAACTGATATAGAGACAGACGAAACATATATGGTTAGCGTGGTTGATCTGAAAGAATCTAAAAACACGGATACACAGCTCATACAAGAGGTAAAGCGTGGAAAAGATGGCGTATCGGTCAAGCTGGCAGATAAGCAAAAGGCTATTGACTGGTTGACAAAGTATTTCTTACTACATCCAGACGATAAGTATAAGGCAGAATTTGATAAAAAGCGTGCCGAAGTCAGCGATAATTCTGGAGAGAAGATTTTACAGAATATGCAGACGATAGCGGACATCTTGCAGCACCCGGTAGCGAACCGGAGTATAGCTGATCTGGAAGAAGGTGATGCGGATGAATAAACCGGCACCATTAAGCCAGAGACAGTATCAGTATATGCAGAGGTGTATGTATAGTTGGTTCAATGTGGCGGAGGGTGGCAAGCGAGGCGGTAAGAACGTGCTGGCAACGCTGATCTTCTGTTCACTGCTTGAAACTCACAAGAATAAGATCCATCTGGTGGCTGGTGTATCGAATGCTACTGCAAAGCTGAATATCTTGGACTGTGACGGATACGGACTACTCAATTATTTTGAGGGCAGATGCCAAGAGGGTAAATATAAAGACCGAGATTGTGTTTATGTGCAGACCAAAACCGGGAAAAAGGTCGTGCTTGTGTCTGGTGGCGGTAAGGATGGGGACGAGAAGCTTATCAAGGGTAACACCTACGGAATGGCATATGTGACAGAAGCGAACGAATGTCACCCGAAGTTTTTGAAAGAAGTCTTTGACCGAACGCTGTCAAGTTCCGACCGTAAGATATTTCATGATCTGAACCCGAAAGAGGAAGAGCATTGGTATTACACAGAGATACTTAAATTCCACGAGGAACAGCAGGAGAAAAATCCAGATTACGGATATAACTACGGACACTTCACTCTAGTGGACAATATGAGCATGACGGATGAGCAGATCAGAAAAGTTCTTAGCACCTATCAGAAAGGCACTGTGTGGTATAGACGTGACATTAAAGGCGAACGAGCAGTTGCAGAAGGAATCATTTTCCGGAAGTTTGCAGAGAACAATGAACCATATCTGTATGATGAGGATACAGATCCACTGTTTGAACGTGATATAAAGGGCAAACTGTTACACCGTCCATCAAAAATTACGATGGGTATAGACTTCGGTGGAAACGGATCCATGACAACCTTTGTGCTGAAGCTTTACTTCCACGGATATCATGATCTGAGGACGGCAGAGGAAACGAATCTGGAACTGTCACCAGACATTGATGCGGAAGCGATATGCAGTAAGTTTATAGAGTTTTTCAAATACTGCCAGGAAAAGTACGGATTTATTGAATGGGTATTTCCAGACAGCGCAAGCACAACGATGATAAACAGCTTGCGAAGTGCCGCAAGAAAAGCAGGATTGCCATACCGGAATATTAAAGGTTGCCGTAAAAATGAAGTGTCAGACAGACCACGGACGTATGACATGCTGATGAATACCGGAAGGTGGAAGATAAACCGGAATTGCACAAAGCTACGAAGTGCGATCGGCAAGTTGAAATGGGATCCAGACCACCCGGGCATACCAGAGGATAAGAATATTGGAAACTGCAATGACTGGTGGGATGCGGAGAACTATACAATTTTGGATTTTATTGAATATGTTGATTTGGACAGAAGATAGGAGGAAGAGATGGAGAGTTGTGTAAAAGCATTTTTGAATAAAAAAGGATACGATGTAAATGATAAGGCATTAACGATCATTCATGCATGTGATGACTGGTATGCGAACAGATTGATAAATGATTTTCATAAGCGAAAAACAATCAATGGGATACCATATGAGCTTACAAGGCTGAATTTCGCAAAAAGATGCTGCTCTGATGATGCTAATCTCTGTGAGGTGCTTGAGATCAATGCCGGAGAGGGAGAACAGGCGGATTTTGTGACGAGTGTGCTTGAAAGAAGTAATTTTAACACACAGTACAGAAAGCAGTTGGAAAAGACTTCAGCAGATGGAACAGTGGCTTGCTATATCCGTCTGTATAATGCAACGATCATGGACGATTCATCGGTAAGAGGCGGAGATATTAAGCTGAATTATGTTGAGGCTGATGCATTTATACCTTTGACTGTGGAAAATGATATTGTTACCGAAGCGGCATTTTCCGGGAATACACTGGTTAAAGGGAAAAAGCAGACAACGCTTGTGCTGTTCCTTTTGGGAGAAAGCAATCTATACACTGCTGAAACTCATGTTTTTAATGACAGAGGGGATGAGATAACCGAAAAGCAGACAATCGCACAGCTTGGAGAGGTGAAACCTTTTGCAGTCATGCGTGTTGCAGAAGTGAACAATCTGGACAACATGGAAGGCTACGGACTGCCTAAATTATGGAATGCAATTCCAGCACTTAAGGTTGTAGATTTATGTTATAACGTATTGTTTAGCGATTTGGACAAGTCTGAGAAAATTATACTTATAAATGAATTACTTTGTGCTTTTGATGATGATGGAAATCCAATATTAACTCCTGAACAAAAAAAATTATTTGTATTTACAGGGGAAAAACTTCCAGAAGAGAAGGGGCTTATTCAAGAATATAATCCTGAAATCCGAGTAGAACAGATTACAAAAGCATTTGAACTGGCACTATCATTATTATCTATGTCTTTTGGGTACGGAACAAAAAAATACAGCTTTGAAAATGGACAGATTAAGACGGCTACTGAGTATTTCGGTGAAAGGCAGGATGCCATGCAGGAGCTTGGAAAGCAGCGACAAGTAGCCACTGAATATATACAGGATATCTGCAGAGCTGTCATGTGGTTTTCAAATAAATATCATGACACGGCATATAATTTAGACGCAGAGATCACAATTGGTTTTGATGACTCTTATGTGGAAGATAAGCAGGCGAAACTCGAAGCGATGAGAGCGGACGCATTATCGTTCCCGGAAGTGCCAATTTTAAAGGTTTGGTATATGATGGAAAAATATAATATTCCAGAGGATGAAGCTAAGAAATATATGCAATATACAGACGAACCAATTGACGATGTTGATGATTAGGGGGTATTTAAAGGGCATTATCAGAACAGCAGATAGATGTTTTATCAGATAAATACATAATTGGACTTTACCAAGATTTAGAGGATGAGGTCATAGCTGATATTGCCCGGAGAGTGCAGAAAACCGGACGATATACTGAAACAGCGGAACTTATGGCAAAATCAATGGTAGAAAATGGATTTTCTGCAGATAAAATCCGTGTAGAAGTCATGAAAATGCTTCGTGCTGATAAAGATTATCAGATGGCGGTTGCAGAAAACACAATGGCATATAAGCGAGAGGTGCAGCAGATTATTAATAATACCGTAGAATCTGCAAAGGAAGCGGGAGAAACTTTGATAGCAGAAGCCGGTGATATGGCATGGAATAATGATCTTTCTATGTGGGAACAACAGGGGGAAGATCTGACAAAACCGAACAGCTTAAGTAAATTTGTAAAGGCGTCTTCTTTGCAGACATCTGGAGCACTTAGGAATCTGACAAAAACGATGGGATTTAAGAATACAGCACTTGGCACAACTGGCGTAATGGATATGTATCAGCGAGAGATGGATCTCGCACTGATTAAGGTATCTACCGGAGCATTTTCTTTTGACCAGGCAGTCAAGGATTGTGTGCATCGTTTGGCTCAGAGCGGATTGAGAAGCATTGACTATGAAAGTGGGAGATCGTACCAACTTGACGTTGCTGCCAGAATGGCTGTCAGAACTGGAATGTCACAGTTATCTGGAAAAATCACAGAGGAAAATCTGAAAAACTCCAACCATGACCTTGTAATCACAACCCAGCACATGGGTAGCAGACCGGATCATGCAGTATGGCAGAATAAAGTGTTTTCTTATTCTGGAAAAAGCAAGAAATATCCGGATTTTGTCAAAGAAACAGGGTATGGAACTGTCACAGGATTAAAGGGAGCAAACTGTACGCATGATTTTTATCCATATTGGGAAGGTGCATCTATAATCCCAGAGGATATAAAAGAACCTGATCCAAGGACAATCGGCGGAAAGACTTATACTTATTATGAATCCACGCAGAAACAGCGTCAGATGGAGCGGCAGATCAGAGCGATCAAGAGAGAAATTGAAGCAATAAAAAGTATTGGCGGCGATGCACAGGATTTGCAGAATAAGTTGCGTGGGCAGATGGCAGATTATAAAAGTTTTTCAAAGGCGGCCGGGCTGAAAGAACGGGATAATCGACTTAGAGTAGAGAGTGGAAGCAGTGCTCTGAGATCTACACATGCATATCAAAAATTTATTGAAGTGAATAATGATGACTCAGATATTGGAAGAAGAATAAAGAGTTTATTTATAAAAGATAAGACAGACGTTATTAAAAGTTTTAGAAGTGGAATTAGTAATGTGAAAAATAATGATGTTAAAATACTTCTGAAACAGGCAGATGAAAGAGTTCAGTATATAAAAAATGCAGGAAAGCAAAAATCTTATTTTAATAAAAATGATGGGAATATTTATTATGGCACTTATACAGCACCTGGAACTATTGCACACGAGCTATTTCACGAGATAGACTATATTTATGGACTAACAGATAATGGTTTCTTGAGTAGTTCAATAGAAAAAGATTATAGAAGATTAACGAATATAGCTATTGGATATGGAAAAAGTGTTGAAGAATTGTTATATTATAAATATCCTGATGCATTTTATATAAATGAAAGAGGGAAAAAGGTATTTTATGAAAAATATCGAGGAATATCAGATATTGTAAATGGTGCGAGTGACGGAAAAGTATTTTTGGGATATGGACATTTAAGACCGGGTTATTGGGAACGAGAAAATGTGCTACAAAAAGAAACATTTGCTCAGTTTGGTAGAATATTATATGATCAAGATGATGATGTGTTGAAAATGACAGAGGAAATATTTGAAAATACCAGTAGAGAAGTATTAGAGAGAATAAAAGGAATGATGAAATAATGTATTATGGAATATCATCACACAAATTGTTAGAACTTAGAGATGAATATGAAAAATTATTCGGATATGATCCAAATGGGGATATGGAGTATGAATTTGGAGATTATGGTGAGTATGTGCAGTTATTAAACAAGTGTATTAATCAAAAAAAAGATTTATATGAAATTCTGGAAGAATAGCATTAATTGCAATATAACAAATAATTTGCATTGATAATATGCAAAAAGTGTTATATAATACCACTAGGGGTGATATATTGAATCCTAGTAAATTTATCTGGTATCCTTGCCCAAAGTGTGGAAGCCACCTTTTGGCAATCAATAAAGATACCGAGGTTAAAAATTTGCCGTGCAAATGCAAGCACTGCAAACGAGAAAGTTTAATAACGATAGTGCCGATGATTAGAGCCGATTAGTCAAGTCTTAAATTAGGACTTGATTGATTGGCTCTTTTTAATGCCGCGGATTGATGTAATGGCAGCATACTGGTTTCCTTAGCCAGTAGTGGTGGTTCAAATCCACTGTCCGCAATTATCTGTGGGTGATTCTCCCACGTTAAACAAATCATCGTTAAAGGAGATATAAAAAAATGAAAAGAGAAGAATTAGAAGCACTTGGAATGACAAAGGAACAGATTGATGGAGTACTGGACATGCATCATAAGGAGCTTGATCCGGTTCAGAAAGATCTGGAAACAGCACAGGCAGATCTGACTGCTGAGAAGACTAAAACCGCGACACAGGAGACTACAATTAAAGATTTGAAAAAGGATCTTGAGGAGTTTAAGGATGCCGATGTAAACGGAATGAAACAGAAAATCGAAGATCTTGAGAAAGATATTCAGACAAAAGATGCAACGCATCAGCAGGAGATTGCGGATCGTGATTTCAATGATCTTCTCAAAGAGAGTATTGCATCCGCAAATGGTAAGAATGCTAAGGCGATCACTGCTCTTTTGGATGTTAATGTCTTGAAAGCATCAAAAAATCAGAAAGAGGACATTGCAGCAGCAATCAAGACATTGACGGAAGCAGAGGACAGCAAAATGCTGTTCGGTGAGCCGGAACCGAAACCGGCAGGAAAAGTTGATCTTATCGGGGAAGTGAAAAAGACACCTGATGAAGGAGTTTCTTCTCTGATGGACGCATTAAAAGAAAAGTATAAACAGTAAAGGAGAATGAATCATGGCATTAACATTAGAAGAAGCAAAAGTCGGTTATGCAGACAAAGTAGAACAGAATGTGATCGATGAATTTAGAAGATCGTCCATCCTGCTCGATAAACTGACATTTGATGATACCATTTCACCAACAGGCGGTAGCAATCTGGTATATGGATATCAGAGATTAGAGACACCATCTACCGCATCAGTACGTCAGATTAATGCTGAGTACTCGCCAAATGAAGCAAAGAGAACCAAATGCACAGCAAGCCCGGTAATCCTTGGTGGCTCATTCCAGATTGACCGTGTGATCGCACAGACATCTGGTGCTATTAATGAGATGGATTTCCAGATTAAAGAGAAAACAAAGGCGGGAGCGAATTACTTCCACAATTTAGTAATTAATGGAACATCTGCATCTTCCGGTACAGGATATGTGCCTAATACCTTTGACGGACTTAAAAAGATTTTAACTGGAAAATCAACAGAGATGACAACTGATATTGACATTTCAACATCTGCATTATTAGACAGCAATTACAACGCATTGCTTGATGAATTAGATACATTCATTGCATTATTGGCTGCAAAACCAGATGTGTTAATGATGAACAGTAAGATGCTTACAAAGGTGAAGTCTGCGGCACGTAGAGCCGGATATTATGACAGAAATAAGGATGATTTCGGTAGAACTGTAGAGACATACAATGGAATTATTCTTATGGATGCAGGACAGTATTACAACGGTTCTACTACAGAAGATGTTGTTTCTACGTCAACACCTAGTTCAGATGCGTATGGTACAACTGATATTTATGCAGCAAAACTTGGACTTGATGCATTCCACGGAATTTCCGTAGATGGAAGCAAGATGCTCAAGACGTATCTTCCAGATTTACAGGCACCAGGAGCTGTAAAGACAGGGGAAGTCGAGTTGATCGCTGGAGCAGTACTTAAAAACAGCAAAATGGCTGGTGTGCTGAAAGGAATTAAATTATTAGGCAAAACAGCCTAAGGAAAGAGAGGGAGCTTAATATGCCATATGTTAATTGGGAGTATTATAGCTCCCTCTATGCGGATGTTCCGGTAGATAAATTCCCGGCATTTCTTCAAAAAGCATCTGCAAAGCTGGATGTGTATACACACATGAGGGCAAGAAAATTTGAAGATGTTTATGATGAAGCATCGGCAACGTACTTTCAGAAGCAGGTGCATATGCAGATACAGAATACCGTCTGTGATCTGATAAATGCACTTTATAGGCAAGAGTCTACTGGTATGGGAACAGGAGTTTCATCTGTCAGCAATGATGGATATTCCGAATCATATAAGATTATTACAGTTGCGGAGAAAGAATCCCAACTTATATCAATTGCGAGAGGTGGTCTTTCCGGTACGGGATTGGCAGGTGCGTTATGAGTGGACTATTTACGGATACAGTAACGATTTACAACAAAATTTCTGATTCTGAGTGGAAACGAACCGTTGTAAAAGGTGTACAGTGGTCTGATAAAACTGAAAAGAAAAATGAAAATGGTAAAATCAGCATTGCACGATATGCGTCTGTGACGTTTCCTGTTGGGACATACAATGGCTTATCACTTAATTCTTATAATGAGGAGGATTGCCTTGTATATGGAGAAGTTGAGGACGTTGTAGAGGATGTCAAAGGGCAAAGGATTTCTGATCTGATGAAGAGATATCCAAAATCAGGAACGATACAGTCTGTAAACGATAATTCCAACCGGGATTTTTGTAAAAATATTAAGGTGGTGGTGGCGTAATGGCTGGAATCCATGATTACAGTACACCAAAAGGTGAGTTCCACGAGGTAAGACTTCCAAATGGAAAAGTGTCATTCGAAATCAAGTGGAATCCGGGATTTGGTCCCAAAATGGAAAATAAGTTTAATACAGTACAGGAGTTTGTTGATTCTGAATGTTTGCGATTGTGTGAAGATAAAGTACCAAAAAGAGAGAATATCTTAATTGAGTCTGGACATTTAAATACTGTATTTGGAAGTGGACAGATTAAGTACCGTACACCATACGCCAGGCGGTGGTATTATATGCCAGCAAATTTTAATCAAGGATCTGGAAATGGGAAAAGTACTGTAGGTAGGGGAAATTATTGGTTCTACCGAATGGTGGCGGAATATAAAAATCAGATTTTGTCAGGTGCACAAAAAAGAGTAAACGGAGGTTGATATGACTATTTCACAATATATTGTAAAATTGCTTAGCAATTATGATGGTTTATCAATTGATATGAACCATGTAGCAGACGGCTCCGATCAGTATGGTCTTTTTAAGTCACCATCAAGAGACTTAAAGGAAATGACAGACGGAAGTTGCGAGATTACAGAATATTATAATTTTATCGCACGCCAGTCAACCGGATCAAGATCAGAGAGGAAAGAATCTGATGAATGGTTAGAAGATTTGACATATTGGGCAGATGATTTCGCTTACACATATGCATTTCCAGCACTTGATAAAAATAGAACGGTGACCAGATTTTCCATTACCGGGAATCCATATCCGATGGAAGCCAGTGACAAAGATACATTATATCAGATGGCATTGTCCATCACTTATTTACGAGAAAGAGAGGTATCATAAGGCCAGAATTAACAAGATTAAAAAAACATAGAACGATTCCATTTTTAAACACTGCCGAGATATCGGCATTAACACCTTCGTGGGCAAGAATTGGAAAATCCACAGTATTTGACTTGGTTTTGAACGCACAGACCGAGGACAACGATTTTATTGAGGATGAAATCCCAACAACAGATATTAAATACTACAAACCATCACTTGCGCAGGAGTTACAGGCAAACAAGGGAGATGCGGCATTTGATTATCTGTATGATATGTTTTTCAACTTGCCAACTGGTGAGGACGTGAAAAAAGATTTACTTATCGTGTTCGATGGAAACATTGGATCAGAGGGAACACCTAAATTCAAGGCATGGAAAACAAAATCAACTTTAACGCTGGATCATTTTGATTCCGTTGCAGAGAAGATTTATTTTAACTTCTCAATTAACCATATTGATCGAGGTACTGTTACGGTAAGCGATGGAGTACCTACATATACCGCAGATAGTGCGACTTAGGAGGATTTATGGATTACACAGTAATTATTAACAACAGAAGTTATGATTTACCGAAAAAGACAGTTTCAGTTATGAATAAGCTGGATGATGTTTTGAAGGTGGACAATCTTAATATCAAGGCAAGACAAAAATTTGAAAAATTACATGAATTTGTAAAAGATATTCTTGGTGAGTCGAATGCAAAAGAGATTTTAGGATCGGACAATCTGGATGAAATTGATCTGTCAGATTTATCCATTGGAGTGCTGAAAATCAATGATGCTTATAATAAACCTTTAAATGATTATAAGATGGAGAAAATGAGAGCAACGTTGAACTCGGCGCAGATTGATAAAATTAATAATCTGGTAAACAGCGCAACAGCAATGGCTAATCTTCCTGGTGCAGCCAATGCTTGATCTAACAAGAAAATCACTACCAAACACCGTCAGAGTGGGCGGTAGTGATTTTTCGATATATACAGATTTTCGTGTCTGGATGCGATTTGAAATCCAAGTTGCAAAGCTGAAGCGTGGAGAAAATATCGATGTTTCGTATTTATTTAAAAATGAAATGCCGGAGCATTGTAATTTGAATGAATTATTTGTTTTTTCAAGACCTGAAACACCATTACCAAGAGATATTTATCATAGAAACGTAATCACATTGGATTATGAGCTTGATAGTGATCTCATATACAGTGCAGTTTTAGGGCAATACGGCATTGATTTATTTGAAGTGGACGAATTACATTGGCATAAGTTTTTGGCTTTGATACGAGGACTTAACAACAGTACAAGACTTCGTGAAGTCATGGGATATCGCTGTTATGAGAAGAATCAGGATAAAGATAGAGATATATATTCTGAAATGCGTAGAGCATGGGAAATTGATAGGAAAACAGAAACTGAGTTGGAAGAAGATGAAAAATTCAGCAATCTTTTCAACTAGGAATGTGAGGTGAACCAGTGAAGGTCTGATGGATCTTTAGTTTTTGATACAAAATTATTAACAGATGGATTTAAAAAGGGCGTCAGTGCACTGGGGGGCATAACAGTCAATGGCATGAAAACAATTACTGCCGGAATAACTGCCGGAGTTACGGCGGCAGCCGGAGGGATTGCTGCAATCGGAACGGCAGCGGTCAGTGCCTATGCAGATTATGAACAGTTAGTTGGCGGTGTTGAGACACTTTTCGGAGCAGGTGGTCAGAGCGTATGGGAATATGCAGATACTGTAGGCAAAAGTGTAAGCGAAGTACGTGAAGAATACGGACAACTTATGATCGCACAGAATGAGGTCATGGATAATGCTTCCAAGGCATATAAGACAGCCGGTTTATCTGCTAATGAATATATGGATACTGTTTCCAGCTTTGCAGCATCTTTAAAGCAGAGCACATCAAGTGAACTTGAAGCAGCACAAGTTGCGGATCAGGCTGTCATTGATATGGCGGATAATGCAAATAAAATGGGAACCTCAATGGAATCCATTCAAAATGCTTATCAAGGGTTTGCAAAGCAGAATTACACCATGCTGGATAACCTTAAGCTTGGTTATGGTGGTACAAAGTCTGAAATGGAAAGACTTCTTGCTGATGCAACGAAGTTATCGGGCGTTGAGTATGATCTTGATAGCTTAAGCGATGTTTATTCCGCAATTCATGTGATTCAAGATGAATTAGGAATTACCGGAACAACGGCTAAAGAAGCAAGTACTACAATCCAAGGTAGTGTAGGAGCAATGAAATCTGCCTGGGAGAATCTTCTTGTTGGTGTTGCTGATGATAACCAGAATTTTGACCAATTAGTTAATGACTTTGTAGATTCGGTTGGAACTGTAGCAGAGAATATATTACCACGAGTAGAAACAGCTCTTGATGGTGTTGGAATTCTTGTTGAAGAATTAGTTCCGATTATTATTGATCGAATCCCGGAATTGGCGAATGATGTTCTGCCAGATTTAATACAGTCTGGTGTAAACATGATTGCTTCTATTGTAACTGGTTTGAATGAAAATTTACCGGAGCTTTTAAGTGGTGGAGAAGAAATTCTTGACACACTTTCAGAAGGAATTTTATCGTTACTTCCAACGCTTGGAGATGCGGCTTACAACATAATCACAACATTGATATCAGGAATCACCGATAATGCGGATTCTGTACTCAGCAGTGGTAGTGAGATATTACTTAATCTCGTGAAGGGTATAGCAGAAAAACTGCCAGATTTATTATCTGCCGGTGTTGATGCTATCATATCGTTGGCAATGGCGATAACAGAACCTGGTACGCTGACGAATATAATCACGGCTGGTATTAATTTACTGGTTTCGTTAGTTGATGGAATTTTTAATGCACTTCCTAAATTGTTAGAAGCTGCACCGGTTATCATTGCACGGCTGGTGGCTGCCTTGATCGCAAATGTTCCACAGTTATTAAAAGCAGCTGTTCATATTCTTGTGAAGTTAGCAGAATATATGATATTAAATACTGCAAAGTTGCTTAGCGCAGTACCTAAATTGTTCAACAGTCTTGTAAGCAATTTTAAGGAGATGGACTGGGGAAGTATTGGTAAAAACATTATTGATGGTATTTGGAATGGCATTCAGGCTGGTTGGGACTGGCTGACTGGAAATGTAAGAAATCTGGCAACAAATCTATTTAATGCAGCCAAGGATGCGTTAGGAATTCATTCGCCATCACGTAAGTTTAAGTATCTCGGCGAGATGTGTGTGGCTGGTTTTGATGACGGAATACAGGATTTAATGAGTACCGATGGAATCACAAAAAACATTAACGCAAGTCTGTCAACTGTGAGTGCTGGAATGGTTAGCAGTAGCAGATCTGGATCTGGCTTTGGAAACTTTAATCAGACCATAAATGTTAATCAGCAAATTGCTACGCCGGATGAACTTGCCAGAGCAGTGAGAGTTGAGAGTAAGCAGGGATTAATGAGAGGTGCATATGGATACTAAAGTATGTGTTCGCTTTGTAAGAAGTGATGAAAGAGAATTTTTAATAGATGGAACAGACTGGAAAATTCCATCAAAAGGATTGGATGGATTCGGAGCATATGAGAACGACATCACCACGGTAGATAACGCCGTGGGAGATGGCGGAATCATTGTATCTGACAGAATTGCACCAAAAGATAGAACTGTAAATGCTATTTCGAGAAATCCTGTTCTTAATGAGATTTTGAGAAAAAGTGCAATTGCATTTTTTAATCCGAAATTTGATTACAAAATGTATATCACATACATGGGTGTTACGAGATGGGTAGAAGGTAAAATATATAAGTTTGAAATTTCCAGCGGAAATATTAATCGTGTGATGGAAATGGCAATAACTTTATTGAGTCCGAATCCATTTTTTAAAAGCTATGATAATTTTGGAAAAAATATAGCTTCGGTTGTAGGTATGTGCGGATTTCCGTATTTATGCAGTATAACAAGCGGAACACCTAAAGGTTTTACTGCTGGCAAATTTAATTTTGCTAAAAAAGTGCTACTGGATAATGATGGAGATGTTGATACTTATTGTAAAGCGGTTATAAAAGTAAGTGGAGAAGTTGTGAATCCGAAGATTGTTATTAATGATAATTATGTCAGGGTATTAGATACGATGCAAGCAAATGATGTGATTATTATTGATTTTACACAGAATCCACCAACGGTTAAAAAGAATGGAATGAACTATATAGGACATTGCGACAGAACATCAGCTTTTGATGATATGGAACTTCCGGTTGGAAGCTCTGAAATTTCTTTTGATGCGGACACTGGAAGCAATCTTATGAATGTTTCAATTTATTATAATAAACTTTATGGGGCAATTTAGGAGAAATCATGAAAGGATTTAATACGATCGCACTAGATAAAAATTATCAGATAGTGTCATTAATACGGTCAACAAATTTACAATGGAGCAGGAAATTTCACGAAGCTGGAACTTTCTCCATACAGATCCCGATAGAACAATATAATTCGTCAATAAAGTATATCTATACAAAAGACAGACCGGAACTCGGAAAGATAACACAGATAAATTACGTCCGTCAACAACAGTATAAATATATTCAACTGAGCGGGTATTTCATGGAAAAAACATTAGACAGACATGTTGTATTTCAGAACGGTGCATCAAATGTGACAAATGCACCTTCATGGTCATTCCAGAGTGGAAAAGCAGAGAATGTGGCATATGCGTTTTTTAATGCCTTTAAAACGTTAACTACCGCAAGTGGAAGTTCTGATTTAAATATTATTTCCGGGATATCGCTCGGAAGAGGAAAAGATTCTGTGCATTATCGCAACGGAGAACTGCTCGGGTGGAAGATCTATGACATCTTAAAACCATCCGGCATGTCTTATAGAGTCCTTTATGATTTCGTGGAAAGCAATAAGAAATTCGAAGTATGGAGTGGATCTGACCGGACGGAAAATAATGCAGATGGAAATAATCCAATTATTTTTTCGACAAAATACGGAAATATAAAGAACCCAAATATTTTAATTGATGATACAGAATATAAAAATGCTTGCCTAAATACGAATGAACAAACAGATAATGATGTCACTACGTATGTTTCGAGAGCTACTTTTAACGCTGCATCTGGCGATGATGAGTATTGGTTTTTATCAAATAGTTCTACATTAAATAGAAATGAGTATACAAGCAGCGATTTGGCTGTTGCTATGGATAATGAAGCGCTGAATGCATTAACCGGATATCCCAAAATTATTAATGTTGAATTTGACGCAATGGAGAGTAGTTACGAATATGGAACAGATTTTGATTTAGGAGATTTGTGCAGTATAGAAATTCCAGAAATGGATTTGTCTGCCCAAGCCAGATTAATTGGCTGCTATGAAGTCATGAAGTCCGGACAGTGGAGCATGACAATGGAATTTGGTACACCAATAATTTTAAAAAGATAGAGGAGGACAAAAATTATGATAGGATTTCCTTTTGATTCACATGTCACATTTGAGAGTGATGGAACACCGGTGTATGATCGTGCGATTACGTCCGCACCACTTAGAAAACTGATAGCCAAATTATTAACGGATGGCATTTTACCAAACCCATCTACCAATCTGCAGGTCGAAGCAGGTAGTGGAATGAATGTTATTGTTAATCCTGGTTTTGCAATTTGTGCAGGAGGGTTGAAACTGGAAGAAAATCAGCGGACGCTTGCAATTCAGGCAGCAGATTCTAATTATGATCGAATTGATACTGTAGTCTTAAGATGGAACGATAATGATTCGGAGAGAATCTGTGATTTATATATTGTAGAGGGCATACCTGCAGCAAGTCCTTTAAGACCAGAGCTTACAAGAACAGAATCAATTTGGGAATTAGGATTAGCAGATTTATTTGTAAATAAAAATTCTTCAGCTATTTCCAATCAGAGAATTACGGACACACGTTATGAAACTGCAAGATGCGGCATTATATCGGCAATCAGCGAATTTGATACAACAACATTATATCAGCAAGTGCAAGCTGATCTTGCCGGATTTAAAGCATCGGAGCAGGCAGATTTTATAACATGGTTCAATGATATAAAAGGTCAGTTATCTGAGGATGCAGCCGGAAATTTACAAAAGCAGATCGGAACGTTGGAATCTTTAAAAACAGAAGTGAAAACTAATCTTGTCAATGCTTTGAATTGGGTTGTTGATAAAACGTCCGGTGTTATTGCGAAGCTTGGAAGTGCGGATATATCAAAAATCGGGGATGGTACCGTGACTGGAGCGATAGTCAATAATAAAGAAGCGATAGAGGATGTCTCCCAGAGTTTAACGATTATAAATGAAAATTTAATTCCTTACCCATATCATGAAACAACACGGACGATTAATGGTGTGACGTTTATAGATAATGGCGACGGGACGATAACTGCAAATGGCACTGCAACTGACGATTTAATTTTTTGGATTAAATATTTTAATGATTTAGAGATTGATGATAATATAAAATACACGATAAGCGGCTCGCCAAATGGAAGCTCGAGTGGAAAGTACTGCTTAAGCGCGCGCGTTTATACAAAAAAAGACGCGCCATCGCCGGGGAAAATTATCAGGGTATCACAAGCCGGGACAGTTGTGACGGGATATAAATATATAGCTCCATACATTTCTGTGTGGAAAGGAGTAACTTTAAATAATGTTATATTCAAGCCGATGCTGGAATACGGAACTGTTGCGTCAGATTATAAACAATATTCGATGTCAAACGCAGGATTGCAGGAGCAGATTGAGATGTGCAAGGAGAATTTAATTCCATTTCCATATTGCGCAACAAGCACAGGCAGTTATGCGAAGTCATTCAACAGTTCGTCGTTAACAACGGTGGAAGCTAAAAATGATGGATCTTTACTTATCGGAAGCAATGGAAAAATTCCATCAAAAACAAATCAAGTATTATTTAGATTAATTCATGATAATTTTGAAAATATTCCATTATATAATGACATTTACAGTATGGATCCTCACTTCGAAAATCGACCTAGCGCATCTGGAGTGGCATTAGCAGTCTCATTTGAGCGGGCGAAGGATTCGGAACTTGAAACATTTTATGTAACTTCTCCAGTTGAAATTAATAACATTGATGGAAAATACACGAAAATAAAATATATTAGCGTCTGGCTTTCCACGGCAACTGCTTCGTTTGAAAATGTCAAAATGAAACCTACTATTACGAGAGGCGGAATAACAGAAAAGCGTGATGTGGTTTCCCAGAAATTAAGTATGGATGCAATCGTTGCAAGGACGAGAAACTCGTTAAATATTGTTCATTTGCCATTAAAAGAAACGAAGACGCTGACACTTGCTCAGCTTTATAACTCTTATGCAAAGCAGAATGATGTTTTATATGTGACTGTCATAGATTATAGTGATTCAAAATCATATAAGTCATCAACTATGCTTTTATTTATCGATGATTTTCAGATTTATGCAATTTCGACTGAAGGATTGTTAAAATATGATAATGTTAACGATAAGTGGGCTGTCATTATTCCGAGGGCATGATTATGATAAAATATGTATTTAGGCAGTTGTTATGTAAACATGAATATGTAAATACAAATGAAATGTGGTCATTTTTTGGACAAGAACATATAACAAGGTTATGTGTAAAATGTGGAAAAAAAATTTATTAAACTCTGGTTTCAGTGATGCAACATGGTAAAATAAAAAGAGCCGGATAATTCCGGCTCGTATAACACGATAAGAGGAGAAAAGTCATCTGGGAAGGTATTTTTTAAATCAATTTCGTAGATGACTCTCTCAAAAAAATTATAAGGTAATAATTTGCAAATGTAAATTTAGATAATCAGTACATTTTCTTAAAATCACAGAATTGCGATTTAAAATATTTGATTTATATGAATTGTGGTGTATAATAATAGCAACAAAATAAAGCAGTGCCATAGCGCCGAATGATTAGTCTATCAGATTAATTGTCCGGCGCTTTTTGCGTTGCAAAATGGCACAAATACAAGGCTTGGCAGATTTATAATGGTTTTATAAAGAAAGAGGGAGGTTGGTCATTTGGAATCGATTATATCTGCTTTAGTGGCAGGAGGACTGACTTTAATTGGAACAGTGCTTACAGTCAGTTCTGGGCAGAAAAAAACAGAGCAGAAGCTTCAGACCGCACAAGCAGTCACAGACTGTAAGATTGATGAACTTACACGTGAGGTTCGCTTACATAATAATTTTGCGCAGCGAGTCCCGGTCATGGAGGAACAAATTAAGGTAATTAATCACAGAATCGCAGATTTGGAAGGAGAAAAATAATATGTTAAAAAATTCAGTTTTAAAACCAAGCGTAAGTACAAAGAAATGGTTCAAAGCAGCAGGAATCAGAGCTGTTAAGACGATGGCACAAGTTGCCGGTACAATGCTTGTCATCGGAGCATTCAATGAAACAGCATGGTCATTGATGCTACAGACTGCATTAGTTGCTGGCCTTGCATCATTGCTCACATCAGTAGCCGGCATTCCAGAAGTAGAAAGTGAGGAATAA